CCTCACTATTAACATATCGTTTTCAATAAAATACTTCATCGTCATCCTATGGGCTAATTCCCACAATTCTCTACGATCCTCTTTGTTTAACGCTTTACCGTTGTCTAGCTCATGATGGCATCTACTACACAGACTTGCCACCATAGCATCACTGGCCTTAATTCCTGTGCCTTTACCATCACGCAACTGGTTGGAGTGAGCAGCGCATACTGTCCCATCCATTGCACCACATGACTGACATGGTATGTCACGACATAGCTCAAGTAAAGCTTTATTCCGATAATTAGGCACTATACTCACCGCTTAAACTAGATTGAAAGTTTCCTCTGTATTTTGCACCGTCTTTCTTAGGTATTACCCAGTGGTCTGTTTCTAATTCTTTGTGCGATCTAATTATATTAGGGCTTATACGGCCTTCGTAAATAGCGTCCCGTAATGCTTGATGTATTCCAGGATAATTAGCGTCAAAGTATGCTCTTTTTAAGTTTGTTAAATCTTTACATTGCTTAGGCCATGGGAAGTTATCTTTTTCTGTTGTGTGATACAGCTTTGACCTAGCTCTGCCTTCTGATATAAATTCAGACCACAGATAGCCTTGAGCTTCAAGATGTTTACAGTATTCCGTAACAATATGTGAAGTTAAATTCATTTTTCTAGCAAGATTTACTGCAATAGATGGCTCATCTTTTAAATGTAAATACACTACTGCCAGGTTTAAAGCTCTGCTTTCTTCTTTAAGTTTGTGAGCTTTTTCTAAATTGTTTGGATTTGCCATTATATTTTCCTACATATGTTAGTTATAAATTCTATTAACGCATCAGGCGTATACTCTCTTTGGTATTGAGTGCAACGCTTAGTGCCTTTCACATTTCCACATATAGACCTATCTGTAGATGCTAAATTTGGTGGTGGTAACTGTGGCAACTCTCTCATAGCTATGCCACAAATGTAAAGCTTTGTTTTCTTGTGCGCTACATGGCCAAAGTCGTATTGGTCTACCTCAATAGTAAAGCCACCAAACTCATCAGGAAACTCGCCTTCTAAAGGTAAATTTGCCTCTCGCCACAGCCTTGAACCAGCAGGATGTTCTAACACACCGCCATTTAACCTTACTTGCGCTAAAGCAAAAAAAGCTAATTGTTTTTCGTCTGGCCTTGGATTAGCCATGTGGCTTAATTGACCCCAAGCACGACAAGGTGGATGTGCTAACACTGGGTAGCTTAAACAATAATTCCTAGCGTCACGATGTATGTCATACACATCATAGCCATCTAGCTCTTTGTATCGGCTGTCATCCCTTGCAAATAAAACAGCTATCATATTAATCCTGTAAATAAACACCACGCACAGCGCAGTATCGTTCAACTTCATTCATAAAGTTATTAAGTTCTTCTACGCTTAAATCAGCAGTAGACTTTAGAGCGTATATTGTTCGTCCATCAGGTGCTGCGTATTCATTGTAGCCTAGCCACTGATCCTTGGCCATTACTTTCCACCATTGGTGCGGATGATATAAGCCGTCCTTACCTTTAAGTCCTTCAGCCATTAATTGAAACAACTTATGTAGCCTTGAATTTTGTGGCAATGACCGTCTTTGACTTTGACCGCATGACGGACAGACTTTCGGCTGTGTTTTCTGCAACATATATTGACCCTTCTTTATAATTCTTGTCTTCGTAAATTGGCAACCAGTTTGCAGATTTGTAAACTTTGCCCTCGTTAGTGGTTACTTTCCATTCTGCATTGCCAAAGTGCTTGTAAAATTCTGTTTCGTCAAATCTCATATATTCAAATTCCTGTAAGTTACCCCATCGGGCCATTGTTTGTCGGTTGATTGCTCATAAAGCGATGTTACTTGATCTAATGTAAACAGCAAAGGCTTTTTATCTGTAAAGCAAAAGGCATATACCAATGGGCATTTAACTGAGTCATACCATAAGGCAAACTGTGGCATAAGCTCATATTCTTTCTGCTTAATGTTGCCAGTTCCCTTAACCATAACCAGTTTAGAGCCATCTTTGTTTTCTACATAATAGTCAGGCAAGTTTCTTATGCAAGCGTTTATGTTAAAAAAACTAGGCACAGGATTGTTCTTTTCGTCAAATCCAAGCCGCCTTATAAAATAACCTTTTGCATGACAGTATTCTTCAAAAAACAATTCGCCAACATTTGGCCGACTGTTTCTATCCACATAGTTATTGCTGCCATTCATTTGCATATTAAAACGCTAACTGCCATACACGCTCATGCTGGCTGGCCTTGTATCGCATAGACGCAGCATCAAACCACAACGCAATCTCGCCTTCCCATTCACCGTGACGCTGTTTATCGCATATCAGCAAGCAATCAGGTGCGTTTAACTCTTCCTCTTTGGCCTTACCACTCCGCACTGACTTCTCTTTACGCTTGTTACGCCACACAGTCATAACATTGTCTACCTGGTTAGTTATGTCAGCCGATCCAGCCACATCCATCTTGTTAGGTGGGCTAAACTCATCCTCACCCTTACGGCTGTGAGCAATCAAATGCACATGGACATTTAAATCCCTTGCCGCTGCACATAGCTTATCCAAAAACTCTTTCTGTGCGTTCATGTCATCAGACCTTACGCCACACTTCATTAAGCTGTCAATCACAAAATGCTGCACGCCTAGCGTTTCAGCAACATAATATAAAACAGCAATTACTCGCTCACCGTTTACCGTGCCTTGCTGGTCGTACATCCAAAGCCTGTCGCTTAAAAAACTAAAATACTCACCAATAAATTTTTCGGTAGGCTTCTCAGTTCCTGTGGCCTGTCTAGTCATACGCTGTAGGGTTGAGTATGGGTGCATCTCAAACGAAGCCACACAAACCTTAAAGTCTTGTTGCACGATAGAATTAATCACCTGGCCCACTAGCTGGCTCTTGCCATGGCCATTGATCCCAGACCATAAGCTAACCTCACCTAAACGCATCCTAAACTGCTCAAAGGTTTTTTCCCAAGGCAACTTAACGCCCTGCATCTGTTCGTCTTTATAGAAGTAGTCTATAACCTCTGACTGATACTGACTAGCCGATTTAACATTGGCCTTGTCTTCTTCCCTGGCTTTCATAAAGCCTTCAAAGTCAATCTTAGGCAACATCATGCCAGCTCGTTTGCGTCTAGCTTCGTCTAAAGCTGTTGCGCCTCTTTCTAGGTTACTCATAATCAACCGCCTCTCTGATTCTTTCGTAAGCTAACTGTAAACGCTGTAAGTCAGTTTCGTCAAGCGGTTTATTTTTCTTTAGCTCAAACGCAGCTAGGAGAACAATTTGCGACTCATACTTGATGGCCTCTAAAATGTCTGTAGCGTAAAACTTCTTCCTAACTGGCGCTTTGTGGTGTACCTGCTCTGGAAACAGATCGCTAATGTCAACACCTATGGCCCCGACAACATCCACAGCACTGCACCCAGCAAAGCAATGCAATAGTATGTGGCCGTCTGCTTCCTCTTTAATGGATAGGCTAGGGCTTCTATCATCATGTGCTGGGCAGCACGCTAGGTAAGAGTTGCGACCAGTAGACTTAACCTTGTTTAAACGGCCTAATAGATTGTTTATCATATGGCACCTGCAAATATATCGGCATAAGCTTCGCCAGGGTTTTCGTCTTCCCAGCGAGCGTTATTAATATAAGTGGCCGCCATGGGTATAAAGCCGCCCTTCCATTGCCTTGATTCTTTTTGCCACGATAGAGCTGATAATACTAAATCTAAATTAGGCTTGTGCTTATCCCATGATTTTTTAGCTTGAGCTTTATTATCTTTATTCGGGTAAGCCAACCAAAAAGTATCAAATCCCTCGTGTATATGTTTAATCTTTTCTATTCTCTTCTCTTCTCTTACCTCGGATATTCTCGGGACACTCTCGGGACACTCTCGGGACATCTTATATCTCATTGAATCTCTTAAGATTTGTTGAGTGTATTCGTCTGCCCTAGTTGCCATTTTCAAACAACTAATTACACCATCAATATCTTCAAATAATTCCAATTCAACCATGTAAGTCATAATATGCTGCACTAAATCGCTACTTAGTTTAAAATCGTCAGCAATTAATTCTGCATCATGTTCTAGCTCAAAAGTTAAATTATGCTTTTCAACATTTCTTGCAATTAGCTCTAAACAATACCAATAGATTCCGTAACCTTGTGCGCCATATTTTAATCTTAATTTCTTTAGCTTGGCATCGTTACTTGCATCTGAATCATGTTTAAACCATTTCATTAGACACCTCTGCTATTCTGTTTATTGAAATATCATAATAAGATTTATCTAGCTCAATACCTATAAAATCTCTGTTCATTATTTGACAGGCAACACCAGTTGTACCTGAACCCATAAACGGGTCTAATATAACTTTTCCTTCATTAAAATACATTTTTATTAATTGCTGACAAAGTTCTACAGAATATGTAGCTTTATGTAATTTTGTATGTTCTCCTTGATTGTTGTTAGGGGCATCAATAAAATTAAATACATTTTCAAAATTCTTTTGTCCCGTTTTTTCAATAAGAGATACAACATTTTTATTCATTTTAAAGGTTTTAATTTCAGACTTTCTGCAAAAAACAAAAACATTTTCAGTAATTCTTGTTAATTTGTTAGAGCTTCTATTGTTTGGGATCGCACTTCTTTTTTTCCATATAATTTGGTCTGCAATAGTCATATTTGTTTTATTAATTATATTGGCTAATAAAAGCCATAAAGTGTCTGTATTTTCACTTGAATAATTGATGTTGTATAAAATTACACCGTCTTTATTTAAGATTTTTTCAATTTCCTCAAATAAATTTGTTTGCCACTGAATATATTGTTCATTAGTAATATCGTCTTTATATTCACCGTACTTACGATTGTAAGCATCGGTTGCTCCACTTCTACTGTTATTATAAGGAGGACTTGTTATTACACCGTCAATTTTAATGTTTTGTTCATTCAGTAATTTTAATGCGTTAATACAATCATCATTTAAAAGTTTCATTTTTTTGCTCCAAAAAAAAGGGCTGCTAAATAGGTGGGACAAGCACCTAAATAACAACCCTGATACCAATGGCATCAATAATTACGACTTCTTGTCCAAGCCATTATTCATACCACTAGCCAACATATTAGCATGGATGTTTCGTAGTTGCAAACAAAAAAATAATTAAAAAATATGTTAAATAGTGCTTGACAGCTTCCAAGAACGGTATAAAATGTCTACATCAACAACGCAAACGGAGATTAACATGGCATATCAACCAAATCGCAGGAAAGAAAATGTAACACCATTGCCTCAATTTGAAATTGATGGCGTAATTATTACTTTACGCTCATTTATGCACAATGAATGGTGGTATGTAATAAATAACACTTGGTGCGTTGAATCAACCGTTTCAATTAAAGGAGATAAAAATGGACTATAACACAGACTGGTATCCAGGTTGCACTAACGACCCAGATTGGCAAGACCGTGACAATCATTACGACAACCACGATGAGCGTGTGTATGACCGTGTTACTGAAACATTACAGCTACCAGCTAACGATTTATTTGCAACAGTGTTAGATTACGCTGACGAAACAAAAATAGCAGAAACATTAAAAGCAATGATTATTGCATACGACAATTCTGTTAATGCAAGTAAAAAAATAAACCGTGAGCAAAGCACACAAGATTTTATTGTGTTTGCTAAATCATTTGCTCAAGTATGTATGACTGGTATTGAAAGTGAGGCAAAAAATGATTAATTACAAAGCAACAAATTATCAAGATTTAATTTTTCTTATTTTGTTATTAGCAATTCCTTTATCAACCGTAGTTCGCATAACATTTTCAATTTAACAGCTGGAGGCTATTATGACTGATTACAAAAACTACAAACCTAAGACAGACCTAACACCATGGATAGAAGGCATTTGCTTTGTAGGTGTTGTCTTACTCTCAATTTTTCTATACTTGTTATTGGTGGCTTAATATGCAATTTATTAAACACATTGATTGGGAAGCTACAGAAGAAAAACACGAAGCTGCATTTTGGGATTGGTGTTTAGGCGAAGGCTACCATGACGAGGATTACATTTTAGATAATTTTACAGACTTGTTTTTAAGCTTTGTAGAAACACTTGATGCACAGGAGATTGTATATGAGCCAGCAACAATACCAGGCTGAAGTGATGGACGAGTTAGCCATGCAAGAATGGGTTGACTACCCATCAGACATTCAATACAGCTCTTTACTTGGATCGCCAAATGTATGTTTAATATGTGGCAATCCGCAAGGCAGTAAAGTAATTTGCTGTGGAACAAATAGCTTTTGCAACACAAGAGATTAGTATATAATACCAACTTTGGAATAGGAAAATTAATGTCAATTTACACAGTAGAAGAAATAGCAGCACAAATGGGGAAGTCTGGCAGATGGGTCAGATACCTTTGTATGAACGGCAAACTAAAGGCCGTTAAGAAAGGCCATTCTTGGGTCATATTGGAGGC